ACCGGATGCCCGGCTCCTCCTCGTACAGGCTGGCCGCGCCGTCGGCCAGCGAGCGCGCGCCGGCGTATTTCCACAGCGGTTTGAGCGCGTCCTGCAAGGCGTCGAAATCGGCATCGGGCCGCAGTTTTACGTCGCCATGTACGTGAATTTCAAAAGGTGCGTCGTCGTGATTCATGGCGTGTGATGGTCCTCAAGTGGTGCCCCGGGCCGGAATCGAACCGGCACGCCCCTTTGCAGGAAAGCGGCGGATTTTAAGTCCGCAGTGTCTACCAGTTTCACCACCGGGGCGAACGAGTGATTGTCGCAGGCTTGGCCGCGCGGGCTTGCAGTAAGGGGGAAAGTGGAGGCGCGCACCGGAGTCGAACCGATCTAGACGGATTTGCAATCTGGAAAACATCTTTATAAATCAACAGTTTATAAAGACGCTACCAAATTGCCTCTTGGAAAACCAAGAACGGTGGCGCGTGGAGGGGCGTGATTATGCCAGATTTCATCCGTCACTTCACGGATTCATCCTACCCCTCAGTTCCTCAGCGATCCGTTGTTGCTTGGCGGCCTACCGATCCGCCGCCGCAACTTCCTCGCTCTCCCTCCCCCATCCCCTAACCGCATCAATCCTCTGTCGCGCCTCCTGCTTCTGTTCGGGCGGAAGGTGGGCGAAGGAGTTGGCGTAGGAGCGCAGGATCAGCGCGCGCAGCTTGTACCGCTCGCGTTCGGCGTCTGTGGCCCTGTCCCATGCGCGCAGCTTGTCTGTCAACGACAGGCGGTTGAACCGCACCACGGTCGGGTCTTGCCGCGCTTCGGCGCGCATTCTCTGCTTCTGTGCTGGCGAGAAGTTGGCCAGGTCTGGTGTCTCTCCCTGGCGCATGGCGACAATGGCATCGCGCCGCGCCTGGCTGTTTTCGGCCTGGTCTGGCGTCATGGAACCGCTTCCGTGGCCGTGCTCTGCCACAAACGCCTGGAACGTGGTGCGCGACACCGACGCCGGAGCCTTCGCCACGCCGAAGAATGATGCCGCCATCATCGCCGGAGGCGTTCCAGTCTTGTTCATTTCCTGCGCGTTCTTGGCGGAATACGGCAGGAACCCGGCAGCCAGGTACTTGCCCACCTGCGCGGCCTGCTTTGCCCACGGCGCATCCTCGTCGCGTACCTTGTTTCCGAAGTAATCCTTGTTGGTCAAGGTGTCCAGAAACACGCTGAAAACCGGGTGAATCTTGTGGCTGGCCGTCTGGATCGGGTGCGTCGCCAGCTTGTAGTGATCCATCCAGTACGACGGGAACGACACCCGCTCGTCGGTTCCGTCCGGATTCGTGCGGCCCGTCTTCGGAAAAAAATAATCCTTCAGTTCGTCAGGACCACTGCCCGTCAGCATGTATTGCAGCGTCGCGCCCATGCCGCCCATCACAATCGCCAGGCTCGCGAAGTAGGTCAGGTTGGCCGTCCGTTCCAGGTGCTCTCCCGTAAGTCGGCCATCCACATCTAGCGGCGACAGCAACTTATCTGGCGTTCGCATAGCCAGGTTCTTGATGTCGCGCAGCGCACCCGTTACCGTTCGCACAGTACCAACCTGCCAGCCCACGGCACCGATGCCAACCTGCGCGCACTCGCGCGCCGTCTTGTTCCAAAACTGGTTGTCGTAGGTCATCTGGCCAAGCCGGTTGTCCACGGTGTCCACCACGCGGCCCGCAATCTGCCGAATCGCGTCCGGGTGCATGTCGCTCAGGATGCCGGCATAGTCGCCGCGCTCGCGTCCAAGCTTGCCTGCCACGCTGTCCAACTCATACTTCATCAGCAACACGCGGGCGCTCATCTTCTGAGCCGGAACCAGCTTGTGGTGAATAACCCAACTCGACAGCTCGCCCACCGCCGGCAGAATGTTTTTGAGCATCCCGCTCTTGCTGCCCTGGTCAATGGCGCGGCGCATCTTCATCAGCGCTGCGTTGTGCTCGGTGGCGCTCATGCGCATCCTCGCGCCGCCCTGCTCCAGCGCCTCCAGAATCGCGTAGGTGTTGGGGTCAGCCTGGAGCTTGCCCATCCACATCTTGTTGAGCTTGCCGCCTTCCCACGGCGACGTGAACGGCGTCATTAGCGAACCGGCCAGCGTTTTCAGCCCGCCGCCAATGTCGCGCTCAATCAGTAGGCGCCGCGCGCCAACGTCAAAATGCGTAACCAGGTTATCCAGCGTCGTGAACCCGGCATGGAAAGCCGACCACCCAAGCCGCGCCGACATCATCGTGTTCTGTATTGTGCGGAACGCCTTGAATCCGCTGAATCGGTACAGGCTGGGCGACAGGTAATTGTTGACGTCCCTGGCGATCATCTCCGGCATCGCCCAACTCCAGTGCGACGTTGCCGCGCTGTCGGGTTGGCCGTTCTCGCCCTTGATGATGAAGGCGTGCTGTCCCTTGAATGCCGGATCGTCCACCAGCGCATAGCCTTCCGGCATGCGCTCGCCTGCCTTCACCTGCTTGAGCCATCCGCGCGCCTTCAAGTCGTCGCGCATTTCAAGGAACGTGATGAACTTGTCCATCTGCGCCATCTTCGCCAGCACGTGATCCACCGGGTTGGTGCTGATCGGTTTCAGGCCCGTCGCCATCCCTTCCTTGATCGTCCCGTGCGTGCGCTGTTTCAGGAACGAGCGATCCCCCTGCAAGGGCCGCTTGGACGTGACGCTCTGATACCACTTCGCCGCCTTCGTCGGGTCTTCCCACAGGTGCGGAAAGTAATGCTCGATCAGGTGCTGCATCGCATCCGGCGCCAATTCGCGGATACGCCGCACGCGCTGCTCAAACCCCTTGTCCATCGCGGCGAAGAACGGCTTGGCCGCCGCGTCGGTCACCGCCGCCACGCCACCCGTTTCGTACTGGTCGATGGCATCAAGGCTGGCCTGCTCGCCCGCCTTGTCAAAGTAGCGCGTCGCCTCGCGGAAAGCCGATTGCGCCTGCTCCACCGACCGTTCGCGCTTGGCCCACATCGCACGCATCAGCCCGCGTCCAATGTCGCGTTGTGCCAATGCTTCCTGTTTGACGGCGGCCTCCATCGCGCCCTTGCGGCCCACCATCAGCCGGCGCTGCCATGCCTCGTGCGATTCGCCGGGTGCGCGTGGTGATTCTGGCTTTTCTTCCGCCTCGACCGTGCGCACGGTGGCAGGCTTCTCCTGCGGCAGATCATCATCTTCGGTGCGCTTGAAGCGCACACCGGAGTCTTTGGGCGCGGCGTTCTCGTCTACACCAGCCGCACGTTCGGGTAGTATTTCTTTTGCGCGTAGGCGAGCGATTCTTTCTTGTCCCGCCTTAGCGCTTCGATTTCGGAGTTCGTCAGCCGATTTGAAGCCGATGAGGTACTGGCTTTCTGGTCCGGTAAGCTGGTCGGGCGCGATGCCGATGGTGTCGCGGATAGCTTGTCCATGTCGTGCATCCAGTTCGTTGATGACCTTGGGTGAAGCTGCAATTTTACCGCCACGCGCCGCATTGACAAGCAATCTCGCGCCTTCCACCTTGCCGCCGTTGCGCTGGATATACGCCGCCAAGTCGGCCAGCGTGCTTCCCATCGTGGTCACATCATCCACCAGCACGTAACGCTTTCCAGGTTCCACCTTACCGGCGAACTCGGCGCGGTTCATCAGCCGTTCCATCGGCCCTGCGCCAGTGTGGAATGCCTTGTTGGTCTGCACGATGCTGGAGTCAACCAGCGCGCCTGCGGCCTTGGCATGCTCCATTGCAAGCATGTTCGGAATCTTGTTTTTCCCAGTCGCTTCCTCGGCATGCACCGGAACATAAATCACATCCGGCCCAAGTTTGCGCGAAGCCTCCAGGCTTTCCGGCTTCACCATGTCGCGCACCAGGCGCGCCGCCGCATCCATGTCGCCCGCCTTGGCAGCCTTGTAATCCGGATGGCTCTTGAGCGGAATATCGTTGCGGTAATCAAACACCGGCTCGACATCGTTCGGAAGGCCGCGACCGCCCTGCGCACGCGAGAACATGGTTTCTCCTGGAGCGCTGCCTTCACCACGCTCCACAAACCGCCTTGCCGGAATGATGATGTCGCGGATGATCTCGGCATCCGACAGTTTCAGCTTCTCAAAGCCAGGAACGTTCTTGCGCAGCCACGTGCGTATTTCCGCCACCGCCCGCTTCACAAAGCCAATCTGCGGCTGCTTTTCCGCCAAATCAGCCAGCATCTCCTCTGCGGCAATGCGGCGGCTGGTTGTGTCCATCGCGTCATACACACGGCCCGGAAGCGCATCCTCCGGAACGTGGTCAGGCACAAGACCATATTTGCGCGCCTTTGCAGCCAACTCGCCCCGGCGCTGCCACGCCAGTTGATCCAGCACCGCGCCCAGCTTCTCGCCAAACACCCCGCGCAACCCGTAGTGACCGACACTCTCGTGCAGCACCACGCGCGCCACGTCCGCAGGCGATGCCAGATGGTCGGCCAGCACGTACACCTTGCCTTCGTGAAAAAACCCTTCCACGTTGCCGCTGGCGCCTTGCGAACGCTGGCTCGCATCCTGTTCGCGCACTGCTTGCGGAATGCGCTCGTCGGCCATGTTGCGCGCCACCACGACCTCCGGCGCGTTTTTCCATTTGCCCTTGATGGCATCCACGATGGACTGCACCGCTTCATGCGGCATCCCGGCGCCGCGCAGAAATCCTTCCGCATCACGCGCATTGGCAGGCGCCGGCGCACTGGCGGCGTCCTTGCCGTTGAACGTGACAATCACATCCTGCGCAGGAACATCCGCCGTGGAAGATGGTTCGATGCCTCGCCGCTCAGCGTCCGTCATATGCTGGCGCGCCTGGGTATTGCGAGACTCGACTTCGCCAGCCATGCGCCGGTATTGCTCGTGAGGATGACCGGCGTTTGCCAGTTTCAGGTTTTCCTCAAGATCGGCCTTTGCCTCGTCAAGCGCCGCCTTGCGCTGGGCCAGCAATTTTTCCGGGTGTCCAAGACTCACCGCGTCGTCATAGGAGCGTTGCGCCTCTCTCACGATGGAACGCAGGTTTGGAATGGAATGCCTCGCCTGATCCTGCGCGATGGCGATTCTGCTTTCAGAGCCTCCGGTCGCGAACCCTTCGATGTGCTGAATGCCGTGCTGAATTTCGTGCAAAAGCGTTGAAAGCGCCTCGTGCGCGGGCAGCGATGCATCGAGAAGGATGGCATTGTTGCGTTGGTCGATAGAGCCTTTTGCGCCCACCATGCGCTCGGCGGGCAGCAGCTTGACGTTCAGCGTCCGCAATTCAGGGTATGCCGCAAACAGCGCCGGATGATCGAGCAAGCCATCCAGAGAGACCCACCCGTTGCGACTCGGCAACTGGCCGATGAACTCGGACAGTGGGTGTCCCTTTCCTCCGATGGTCAGCCTCGCATCCTTGTCGCCGATCTCGAAGCGCCACTTTCCGTCCGAGCCCTCGTGCCATCCTGTTTGTTTCAGAATCTCGCTTGGCGTGCTGCCGCCGTTTTTCATATCGACCGCGTGGCTCAAGGATTTTGAGTCTGCTGTCTTTGCTTTCTGTCCGGCAAAGCTGAACAGCGCGTCGTCGCCATCATGAGCACCGCGCTTGACAGCGGCAACCATTTGAGCGAAACTGCTATCCACGCCAGCGGGCCGGTGCGGACTGCGGGCCTCGTAAGAGGAAGCCGACTCCCCCGTAAAAGACGCTGGCGTTCCTATTTCCACCGCCTCGACAAGATACAGCCGGTTTCCCTGTTGCTGATCGACGTACCGTTTGGCAAGAATGCGCACTTGCAGCACGTCGCCATCAAACGGCATGGGAACAACAAAGTGCTGTACCTCGGAAACCCGCCCGGCGTCACCAGCTTTCTTTCCTGGCCTTGTCTGTTCCAGAGTTGACAGCCTGAACAAATGATCGAGGTTGCCAAGCGCCTGCATGTGCGCCTGCGATGACACCGAGCGATCCACATTGGATTTGCTCATCATCTTGCGCCACGATTCGCCAGAGACTGTGGCCGTGATTCCGGTCTCTACATTCGTGAGCGTGTGACCCACAATCTGATCGCGAACTTCTTTTGCCTGATCCGACCCGCGCACTCGTCGCATCGTGCGATTCAGCGCGGCCAGTCCAGCATATTGCTCCGTCAGAGCATCATCGGTGGTCTCGGCCTTGCCGCGCGAAAACATCGTCCGCTGCCCGCGCGCCTCGGCCTCGTCGGCGGGCCGGTCGCTTCCGATCAGGGTGAAGTCGCCGCGCTCGGCGTCGGCCTGCGCGCGCTGCGCGGCGTCTTTCTCTTGGCGCTTGCGCTCGGTCTCTGCGGCCTGGCGCTGCTGCTCGCGCTGTCGCAGGTCGGCTTCGGAGTAGCTGGTTAGATTGGCGTCGCCGGTTGCGCCTCGTTCATTTTTCGGTGCGCCTGCATCCCCATGATCCGCGCCAGCATCACCACCGCCTCTTGGCTTGGCTTCTTGCCCTCTTGCTTGTCGGCCACCTCCTGAATCCGCTTGAGCGCGATGGCTTGCAGCGTTTCGAGCGATGGCTTCTGCGAGGAGGTAGCGTTCGTGCCTGAGGTAGTCATGATGGTTGAGATTTTCGCCTGTTTTTGCCGCATATTCAATGATGGCTTCAACATCAATGCCAAGAGATTCTGCCGTTTCGCGCAAAGCCAACACCTCTGCCTGCAACTCCGGCGGCGCGCCACTGAACATCGCTTGCGCAAGCTCTTCTTCCGTGGCGCCATGCTCTCGCATCCGCGCGATGGGGTCAACATCTTCGCCATGCGCCTCCAGGTAATCCTCATACCGCGTCTGCGCCTCGGCCTCAAGAATCCTGTCCCAACCTTCCGGCGTGTACTGCGGATCCTTCAAGCTGCGCCGGATCACGTCCAGCGCCTCGTTGTGGCTGTCACTACGGATGTAACCCGCCTCCAGCAGCTTTTCCGTGGCCTGCTCAAGCGTCAGGCCCTTGCCCTTGGAAGCGTACAGCCAGCGGTTGCCGATGCGCTGGTTTCCCTCCACGCCAAGATCGGACGCCACGGAACGGCTCAACCCGCCCTCCACAGCGATGAACTCGTGCGCCGCAATCGGCTGGCCGGCCTGGCCCGCGCTCGCCACGGAAAGCCGCCGCGCCGCCCTTGCCTGCGCCGCCAGTTGCGCCGGCGTCTTGTCGGCCAGCGCCCATCCGCCATCCACGCTCACCACGCGCATGGACGGATTGCGCATCTTCTTTTCCTGCGCCGCCTGCGCGCGCATCTTGAACGGCTTGCCGCCTTCGGCCAGCGGCACGCTGTCGCGGCCAAGGTGGCCGGCGTCCGGTACGGTTGTGCTCGCCTGTTCTCTGGCGCGCAAGTCCACTACAATAGGCTCTCCCCGCGAAGTCGGTTTTGAACGTATGTGACGAAGGGCCTCGATAATCGAGCTGTCAGGAGTCGTCGCGGGGTACTTCCTCATCGACTGTGCTGCCAGTGAACGCGCTCCAGTCCTGATTTCCTCCACATACAGCGTCGTCCCGTCTGGCATGCGCTTGAGCGAAATCACCACATCACGCCCAATCTTGTTGCGCTGGCCCAAAACCAGCTTGTCGGGTTTCGACACCACATCAGGAAGTGCGGCAATATCTGCGTGTGTAACAGGAAGATTGCCTCGCGCCACTTCACTCTTGGCGTCGCCGTGCTCTTTGAGAATGTGGCGCAAGGAGAACAGATCGGCTGTGTGCGTGTAGCCGGATACGTCACGCAGTCCTGCTTCACGAATCGCGCGTGCCGTCGTTTCACTGACCGGAACAAACCGTATCGTGCGGTTTTCGTTGCCAGGCGTGCGCGCCATTTCCGCCAGTTCGCGCAACGCCTTCACAGGGTCTTGAACCACCATCGCGCGCCGCGCGCGCTCGGCCAGTTCCTTGCCCGGCAAGCCGCCCATGAACTCGGCAATGTTGGATGCCTTGGCGCTTGCGGCAAAGTCGCGCCCCATCGCATTGGCCGTGTCCCGCGCCGCGGCATCCGGCATACCCGCCAGCACATCGCGCACACTCTCGCCGTTGGCAATGCGCGCCAGCCCATCCTGCACCTGGTTTGCAGGCTCTGGCTGCGGTTTGGTTTCACGTGAAGCGGCGTCCGCCGTCTCGCCGGCATCAGTCGCCTTCTGCTGCGCCGCCACATCCTGCCGATCGGCCTGCGCCACCCGCTCTGTCAGCGTGGTCGGCTCCGGCGTTTCAGCCACATCCTCCCGCGCCCTGGTGAGCAAGGCATCGTCCGCCTCCACCCTTGGCGCTTCGGCCTCGCCAGTCAAGTCGGCTTCCGAGCCAGCTTCGCGCTCTGCCACTCTGGCAGATTCATCGCCTTGCCCACGCCGCTCAATGGCTGGCGCGCGAGCCTCACCAGCGACAACATCCGCACCAGCCTTGCCCGCCCGCCGGTTCCACACGGAAATCGCCTGATCCTTGGTTAATCCATCCAGATAGGAATTGGCCCGCATCTGCGCCGGCGTCAGAATGTCCGCCATCGGCGTATCGCCACCGGCCTTGGCAAACTGCACACCCTTGCCAGGCCCGAAGTGGTGCGATGCGTACAGCGTCTCGTTGGTCACCGGCATGCCAGACAGACGCAACGCCTGCGCGTTCTCCTGGTCGAAGTGCGCCACCATCTCCGCGCTCTTGGCCGGATCGGTGCGCAGCGCCAGCAGTTCCTTTTCCGTCAACCCATCGGCCCACTCCGGCTTGTACCGTCCAACCAGGCCAAGCCACGTGTCCTTGATGAACTGATCCGGCCCAAGCGCCGAAGAATTTGGGTTGGCTGCGTCAGCCTTTCCGCCACCAGATTCCAGCGCCTGCCGATAGCGCGAATACTCGCCATAGTCGAACCGCCCTGGAGCAACCTTGACAAGATCGCGTTCCTGCGCGCGGTCTTGCGTCTCTGGTTCCTGCGGCCTGGCTTCTGTTTGCTCCGGCTGGCGGACAGCTTCTGGCGTGGCGTCGCGCGCCTCTAGCGATTGGCGCGATGCCGTGTCCTGTCGCTCAACCGGAGCAATTCGCCCGTCGCCATGCCTGGTGAAAAAGATGTTCGCTCCGTAATCGAAAACCTTGTTATGCAGCGGCCTGTCATCCCAAGGCGTTGTGCCATGCATCAAATCCTGAGCGGCGCTCACGCCAGAAGCACGGGCAATCCATTGCGAAGGCGTGCTTTTCGGAAAAAGCGATCCAGCCAAGCCAAATTCAGCGCCCATTTCAAGGCCGCCAAGCGTCGCTCTCCCAATCCTGCCGGCAGCCTCATCCACCGAAGTCGAATCCAGCGCGGCGGAACCGCTTTCTTTCATCGCGCTGGCAAGACCCAGCGTGGCCGACTGGCTCGCAACGCTTTTGGCAATGCGCGCGGCAAGTGCGTCTTCCGCAGCCGGAGCAAGGAACCTTGCACCAGGAACACGGCCAATCGCGGCAGCCGACAACTTCGCTGGCCCAGCAATGAAACCTGTCAAATCGCCAGCGCCGCCAGCACTATCGGACTGCCATGAATGAGGCTTTGTCGGTATGACGGGAGAAACAACTCCGCCAGTCGCCGACTTAATCGCGTTCTCAGCGAACATCTGCGGCACCTGCGACATGCCGCCCATGCCTTGCCGCACACTTTCCCACGCAAGATCATCTCTTGCCTGTTCGGCCTTGACCTCTTGAATCGCCGCCTGTTGAAGCAGCTTCCTGGCAGCATCCACGGCATATTTGCCGCCGCCCACCGCAGCGCCGCCTGACGTTGAGCCAAAACCGCCGCTTTCGATAACCCTGCGCGCGTCCTCGATCTGCTGCGGCGTAATGTCCGGTTCCGGCGCTTTGACGTTTTTGCGCCCCACAAGAATCGCGGTGGCTTCCGCGTCATTGGCCGCCTTGAGTTGTTGATCGTAGGCAGGCTCTCCGGTAACGCCAGCCCACCAGTCCACCATCCGCTTGCGCAGCGTGGGCGGAGTATCAGGCAGCGGCGTTACGAAATTCCTGCCTGCGAGAGCAGTGGCTGGTTCGTTGTCGAACTCGTCGAACGGGTTGACAGTAGCGGGCTGTTGCGCCGAAGCGTTCGGCGCGTCAAATTCATCAAACGGATTGACGGCCATGATTGCAGTCCATCACCGTCCAAGCACACGCGCGCTCGCGCCGGAACCGTACTTCTGGTCGAAAGCTCCAGCCAGGCTTGGATCTGCAATAAGCTTGGCAATGGCACCATCAGGAATGGATGCCGTCTGCGCTACTTGGCTGTTTCCAGAAGGAGCGGCTGATCCGCCAGCAGGAGCGCCGGCGGCAGGAGCGTTGCCAGCAGGTGATCCTGTTGAAGGGAACAAGAGCCTCATGGATTCCTCGGTCTTTTCCATGGCCTTCTTGGAATCTCCCTCAAGCTCAAGCTGCTTCAGGTAAATCTGCGTGCGTATCTTGTCGGGAGAATCGTCTTTGCGCTGCAACGCCATGCGCAAAGCGGTGGCCTTGTCCTTTGCCAGACCAGCCTGCAAGAAAACGTCCGCCAGTTTGGATTCCATGGGCGCATTGCCGCCGCCGCCAATAATGTTCGCTGCATCATTTGGCTTTCCGCCAGCGTTGTAGAACTCCTGCAATGCAGCCGGGTCGTTTGTGTTTGCCGCAAGCGCTGCGGTGGCTCTGCGCAGCCTTTCTTCCTGCTTCGTCTTCTCTGCGTCTTTCCCCTTGTCGTAGGCCAGCCTCTGGCCAGCAGAGTCGGGACGGTCTGCCTGAGCGCGCCAGTAGCCTGCGTGAGCTCGTTTTTGTTCGGCGTCGGCACTCTTGCTTTCGAGTTCCGCCATCTTTTGCTTGATCGTCCATCCAGACAGCGCCGCCGAAGCCACATCCTTGTCCACATCGGCAAGGTATTTCAGTCCGCGTACATCGCCGCGATTGAGCGCGCTCACCGCAAGAGACATGTTCATCATGTTCTTGTAGCTCAGTGCAAAGTCCTTGGTACTGCCGTCTGGCTGCTGGATTTGCAGCGTCGAAATCTTCGTCTCAGGATGGGTGACAATGCTCACGCCAGGAATGCCGGCATTTCCGATCATCTTGACGAGTTTTTGACCGCCTTCTCCAGTCGGGTCATTGGCAATGTCCACAGCCTTCCTTAGATCGTCGTGCATGTTTTGGCGGTCGTTTGCGTCTTCCCAGAGATTAGTAGCCGTTTTGAAATCTCCAAGACGCACGGCGACCGCCGCCATCTTTTTTCTGATTTCGATCTCCTTGTCGTTGCGAGAGAAACCGTCGTTGACAAGATCGGCAACACCGCGACCGGCCACACCGCCACCAGTTCCGCCAAGAGTCGCGCCAGATCGCGCAACCTGCTCTGCCACGGTGGGCGCTGGCGCGCCGGCGTCTTCCATTGCAATCGCGTCCCGCGCTGCTTGCACGCCCGCAATCGCGCGAGGCTCCGGCTGCGCAATCATCGAACTGACGGGCGGAAGAGCGGTCGTCGTCAACGTGGATTGCGCCACCGGCGTAGCCGTGGCCTGCGCCGGATCATTCTGCGGCGCTGCCTGCGGCTGGGCCGCCTGCGCGATCTTTTGGTACAGCTCAGGAGATGGAATTCCCGTGTCCACGCCATAGCTTCCGACCGACGCCGATGGATTTGAAAACTGCTGCTGTTGCTGCGGCTGCTGCGGAGCTTGCTGCTGGCCAGCGCCGAACTCCTGCAAGATGGAATTCCTGCTCGAACCGTCGCCCTGCGCCGGCGCGGCCTGCGCTACCTGATTGCCATCACCAGATCCGGATTTCGAACCGCCTGACATGGCCTTCGCCAAATCATTGAGCAGTCCTTCCTGCTCGTCCTCTTTCGCCCACTTGCGGTTTGTCTTGTACTGATCCAGCCCGCCGTGAAGCAGCCCGGCCAGAAATGCCACGCCTGCATTGCTCATGCCACACCTCGCTATCAGAAGATGCGAGAGGGTTACATAGTCGGAACGGAAATACCTAGCTACGTTTGCGGTGCCACCGGCCACGCCACATTCATCGGATCGCACGTCTGCGGAAGATCGCGCAGCGCCTGGCGGTAGGCCAGCCACTCCGGCGGCACCGGCTCATTCAAATCGTGGGAGCGCAGCGTGACCCAGTCGCTGGCCGCCAACAGCCTATCGCGCTTGGCGCGGATCGTGGCCCACATCCCGTCTTCGTCCAGCTTCCACCCGCATGACACGTGGCAAAAACGGTGGTGCTCGCTGGGTCGTGGTGGCAGCGGCACCACGGATTGACCGTCTGAACGCACGGCATCTGGGTCCAACGGCCCCTCGGTTTCAATCACGTGGTGGCCCGGCGGTATCAATCCAGCAGGCGGCAATCCATGCGACGACGCGCCAGCCGATACGCACTTTCCGCTCGCATCGAACAATCCGTAGTGCGTGGTCATCGAAATGCCCCCGTCGCCATGAGCTGATATCTATCAAGCTGAACGCTGATGCTACTGGTCGCCACATTTTCAATCAGCAGATCGAATATCGCGTCCTTGGTTGGGTTGCCAAACCCCGTAACGCCAACGAAGCGTGTCCATGTTCCGTCAACAGATATAACGCTCTCACCAACTGTCGTCATCTCGCTACCCCAAATAGAGTACGGATCCGTCGTCATACGTAGCGTAAGCTTCATCGCGGCGCTGCCGCCGTTCGATAGGCCGCGAAATCCGAACATCGCCATAAGTGCGCATCCCGTGGAGTTAGCTGTATACGTCCACGGTATATACGCGACGGAGGTAGACGTGCCAGGCGCAATCGCACTCACCCCCGTGCCGCTTGACACTTGCATGGATGTCACCGACCCACCTGCGATTTTCAGTGTCCCAACAGCAGCATCCTGAATCTTCGCCGTGCTGATCGCTGCGTTTCCGATGTACGCGTTGGTAACCGCAAGCCCATCAATAAACGTCCCGATATTCCCGCTGCCGATACGCGACAGGACGTTCACGAAGTCCGTGGTTTTCATCACTGTGCCGTCCGGGAACAGCACCGTCTCTCCGATCTTTGCTCCCGTGGCCGTCGCCATCGCCCCCAGCCCAGGCAGGCGCTGTTGCAAATTCAGCCCGGCACCCGCATTGAAAATGATGTTGCCGTTGGTGTCCCTGATCGTCAGACCGTTGGTGTTGATCTTGGGCGCCGCAATCGTTCCGTCCACCAGCAAGTCACCCGTGATCACCATGCCTGGGTTCGACCACGCGCTACCATTCCAATAGCGCGTGACGTTGCCAATGGTCACCATGTCGCCAATCACAAGGTGCGCCGTCCCCACCGGAGCGCCAGCATTGCCCAGGGTTGTCCACACCTTCTGGCTGGCCGCAATGTCGCTCCACGTGCCACTGCCAGCGTTCAATTGCAGCGACCCGCGCAGCCCCTGAATCAGCGTCTTGTCGCCTCCCTGAATGCGCATCGTGCCATTCAGATACACGTTGCTGCGCATGTAGATGCCGTTGGCGTCGATCCCGAACGGGATGTTGCTGTCATCCGGCAGGTTCGTCATGCCGCCTGCGTAATCCGGCGACACGATGGCGAACTTGTCGGCGACGATGATGAAGGCCGAAGATGGCACACCGTCCACTTCCGTGGCCGATAGCCCGAAACCAGCCAGCGCACCGCCCGCCTGCACCTTCAGCGTGTACTGCGCCGACAGCCCGGCCAGCCTGTCCGCCGTCGCCAGCATCACCTCTTCAAGACTGGCACGCCCTTCGCTGCCGTCCTGGTAAAAGTTGCCAAGCGACGCCGCCAACTGGTTCACGATCCCCGCCTGCGCGCGATTGAGTTCGCTGGTGGCAAATTGCGTCTGCCGCACGCCGCTTGCAGCATCCTGCACAGAGGATGTCAACTGGCTGATCTGCATCGCCAGCGACAAGTTGGTGTTCTGGATTTGCTGTTGCGTTTGCAGAATGCTCGCTCCCAGCTTCTGCGCCTCCAGCGTCAGGCTGCGCAGCAGTTCCGCGCGCACCTCTGCGCGCATATCGTCAAAGCGCGTAGGGTCGTTGAGCGACTTCATCAAGTCCTGATAGAGCTTCAGGCGCCGTATCGAATCCTGAAACCGCGCCACCGCCTCGGCTGGCGTCATCGGCTGCGCCGTGCCGGTCACCGCCGTGGCGAGCGCGGTCACCTGGCTCGACAGTTTTTCGGTGGCATCCGTCAGCTCCTTGAGTTCGCGTTGCGTCACCACCCGCTCTGCGTCGTTGCCGCGCGAACCCTCGCGCACCTCAAGTCGCTCCTTTATGGCCGACAGAATCGCGTCCATGTGCGCGTTGCCGGTATTCGGAGTCGGAATGGCCGGCAGCCGCGCAACACCCGTATCGCGCCCGGATCGCAGCGAGCGCGGGTCGGTAATTCGAGTCAGTCCGGACACGGTCAAATCCCCTGCAATTCTGCGGTGCTGCTGGCAAACTGCACCCGCGTGATGCGCGCGGATGACTCAATCTCCACCTCATGCTCCATCGGCCTGCCAGCCGGCAAACGGAACGGCGCGATACCCGTCACCACCTCCTCGTGCATCAACTCTCCATCGCCAAACCAGCGCAACTTGGCAGGAACAGCATCGGACTGATCGCCGAACACAACGCCCCACGCCAGCGGAGCCTGCTTCTGGAACGTCTGCAAACCGCTCTTCCAGCGACCCGTGCGCCGGCCTTCATGAAAGCAGCGCACCACCTTATCGCCCGCCACCGCAAACAGCGCATCCGTCAACTCGTCGCGGCGCAACGCCGTCACGCCATCCAGACCCACCGTCACAAGCTTCTTGGCGTTGAAGTCCAGCGCACGGCAAATTCCGTCGTCAGACCAAAAGTAATAAACCCCCTCGTACTCAATGGCACGAATCGACTCCGGCCTGATCGCCGCCCAGTCCTCGCGCGCATAGTAGGCATCCGTCAGCAGTTGCGCGCTGGCTCCGGCGACCAGTACCAACCCGTCGTTGCTGGCGTACACCACGCCATCGCCAACCCCAACAATGCTGCGCGCTGAAACGCACGGCAGCAACTGCGGCAGTTTGGTCGCGCTCATGCTCGCCGAATCCGCCCCGCTGATCACGTAGGGATGCCCGCGCGTACCCACCAGCAGAGACTGCCCAAACACGCCAAGCCCAACGATGGGCGACTCGGTGGTGATCTGGTACTCAATCGGCCACGCATACGGGTGGTAAGGATCACCAAACGCCACGTAGTTGTCGATGTACCCGGCCAGAATGCCATTTGGCATCGCCACCATACCGCGCAGGTGCGGATCGTCGCCCTTGGGCGGCTTCACCTCCTGTGCGCTCGCGTTGTCCATGCGGTACGGCGGCTCCAGCCAGCCGAACGTCGGGCACACCTCGCCCAACTCCTGGCCCTTCACTCTGTCCACGAAAGCCAAGCCGTCGGCCACCAACCCTTCCATGGCGAACTGGTAGGCTGCGTCCTGCGTTCCCACATTGCTGCGGTAAATGCGCCACTTCTGGATACTCCGATTCGGTGGCGGAGCAGGAACTTGCCCGGCCACGGCATCGTACTGGCTCACCTCCAGCATCCCGCTGATCGGCGACGGCGCGCTTTCCCAACCCCAATCCGTCGTGTAGGTCACCACGTAAAAGCGCGTGTCGATGATCCTGTCTGCGTCAATGGCGATCAACCCGCCATCGCCCAACATGTTCTCGCCATTGATCACACCCGTCACCAGACTTGTCAGGTTGGTCAGCCTGCGCTGATACTCGCTGCAAATCTGGTTGTACACGCTAACCGACTGCGCCTTGATCTGAGCGATGCGCGTCACAAGCGACGCCACATCCTGCGCGCTCCTTGCCGCCTGCTGCGCACTGTCGTTTTGCGCGGCGTTGTACTCATCCAGTTGCCTGTAATACAACCACCACTCGTAACACATGGTGTTCTGGTTGAATTGATTGTTCCTGTCACCTTCTGCGATGTATATCGGAATCAGCGGGTTGCTCGCAGGAGGAAACTTCTGCTGGATCGTCGCCTTGTACTGGCTCCACGTCGTCATCCAAACGCCGCCTTCTGTTCCATCAGGGTAGACGTAGACGACACCTGTGGACGGCTTGGTTGGCGGCTGCGTCTGCGGCTGATTACCTCCAACGCCGTCGTTGCGCACCAGGTCAAGAGCCGCGCAAAAATCCTTCACCACCGACGTCATCTGCTGGCGCAGATCGGCAATCGACGCGCCGCCAGGATCAAACAGCGCGGCCAATCTGTCGGCAAGCTGGCTCGCCTGATCCTCCGTGAACGACGTTGTTCCGCTGCCCGTGCCATCATCGCCTGCTGCGCGCGGAACCTCGATTGCTTGCAGCGCGGACATCAACTTCGTCTCGTCGATCACGCACCACTTCGGAAAACACAGAATCGGAATGACGAATTGACCGTTGTGCTCGAACCCTGACAGGATTGGGTCGCGCAGCACGTCGGCCTTGCCAAGTTCCACGCTGCCAACGCCATAACCGCCATCGTCAGCCCACCACGTCAGACAATACATCTGGTCAGCGCCAGCAATCGGCGCTCCGTTGTAGATGTGGTATTCGGTCGCTGACTTTATGAGCGCATCCACAATCGCCGGTATCAGCGTTGCAGAAACCCACGTCAGCGCATCATCCATCGTGAACGAGTGCCCCTTGTTCACCGTCACGGAAATACCCGTCGGCGCCGGCACACCAAGCAACCTGTCCTCGCCCGTCGCGTCGATCACCCGCGCACGCCTCGTCCCATCATCAAATGTGAAATAGGTGCGCTCCGTAGCGTCGTCGTGCAAGTCGCCCTTGGCGTAGCTGCGCAGTTCTTGCGTCACCATCCATCCATCAGCATCGCTCGTCCGGTAATTTCCGTCTACTCCGCGCGCAAGACGGTACAGCGTCTGCGCTCCGGCATACGCAGCGTCCGCAAGCACCTGCGCATCGCCAAGCAACGGTCGAAACTCCACCGACGTAGCCAACAGGTTATCGCACACCTGCGCGCATGCCGCGCCCATGTCGCGCGGCGGAACCCGTGGCGCGATGCCCACGAACTGCTGGATATCAATGGCTGCCATTGTCAACTCCTGCTAGCGCAGCCCGCGCCGCCTCATAGTCCGCCGCGCAGTTCACGGCTGCGGCGTAAGCCGCGTCAGCGAATCCTGCGCGCTCGACTGCTCGCCCCTCACAACGTCCAAGCAGGTCGGCGAGCACACCGACGGCCTCTGCGGCGGACGGCTGGTCACTGGCAGCGCAGGCAACTGAACTTGCCGCGTCACGTTGATGGGCGGATTTGATGGCGGACAACTGCTCAAGCAGCCCGCGAGACTCAGCGCGAGCAGCAGCAATGCGAGTTTCATAAGCACGTTGTTCACGGATGGCGTCCTCTGCGTTTGTGGCGATGATGGTGTTCAGGTCGCGCTCGGCATCCGCGCGCTGGCTTTCGGCCTCACGTGCCTTGCGCTCGGCAAATGCCTTGTCTTTTTCAAGCGCGGCGCGTTCCTCGGACCACTCCTGCTTCGTCTGCGCATGCGCGACGTTCAGATTGGCGATGCGCATCTGCTGCACACCGCCAGAAAACAGCGCGCCGATGGCCGCAGCCACCAGCGCGACAACCCACGTCGGGACAAGGAATCCGAGCAGGTTCATGGTTCTCGATCAGCAGGGACGCGGACCGGGACCTGGGCGTTTTTTACCTTTGGCCATCGTTTACTCCTTCTGCCTTTCGGCGGTTCATGCAGTCACCATGGCTGCAATTCAAAAACCCACGCGGTCATCCGCCACTGCTGCGTAAAGCCGTATCCGCGCCACGGATAAGTATTTTTTCAATGCGTATCGTCAGTAAATCCAACTTGCTGGATATGTCCTTGACTGCTGCCAGATAGTCGTCGCGCCGCACGTAGCTCAGCGGTAAGTCGGCCTGTAGCTTGAGGAGATCGCGCTCAAGCCTGGCGATGTGCAGCGCGCTGTCGTGCCCGTTTTTCTCGATCACGCTCAACCTGCGAACCAGATCGCTTCCGGCCTTTTCCTGCGCGGTCTCCAGCGCCAAGAAATGGTCGTCAATGCGCTTGATGGCCTGACCAAGCAACCCGCCGACCAGCTTCCACACGATGCCGATCACACTTCCGAGGCCCGTGATTACAAGCCCGACCAGTGTCCAGAACTCAACCGTAAGTGTCATTTCTTCCATCCCATTTCCAAAGCAAACTCATAGCGTTGTCCCCCATGCGGCATAGCGCGGCTGCAAATCGATCAGGATGCGGCGCGGGTACTTCAGGTTTTCCGGGCAGTGCTTGATGGATCGGCTGGCCTGCCCGCATGCGGCATCGACCTGCTCGCCGGTGGGCAGAGCCACGCCAGTGGCCCGCGCCTCGTTCTGCCAGTGGCCCATGCCGCCGTTGTACCCTCGCAACGCAACCCACATGCGGTCACGCGCCGTGTAGCGCGCCGGGGCCAGGCCGAACAGGTATTGGTCGTAAACCACCATGGCGCGCATGGCCCACGCCGGGTTGAATGGCTGGCCTGCGGCCAGTGCAGGGTCGCGCCCGGCAATCCAGTGCGCCGTGGCCGGCATGAACTGCGCCAGCCCAAGTGCTCCAACGGGCGAAACCGCATCGTGCCGCCATCCGCTTTCCGCGTGAATCTGCGCCGCGAACACTGGCACCGGCGCATCCATGCCCCACACCGCCCGCGCCGTGCGCGTGAGACTGGCTCGATAGGCCAGCGCGCCAGCAGGCGGCGCGGCGCTCTGCGCACCGGCGTAGCCAGCGGACAGCAGCAGCGCAATGGCCAATGTGGCGCGGCGCATGCCTACATCCCAAGGGCCAGGCCGACCACTACCGCGCCCACAATCACAGCCCTGCGCAGCAGCGCGGCGCCAAAAATCCAGCGGTAGCCGGTAATCACGGGGAAATCCGCCTTGCCGTCCGGCGTGTTGCGCCCGCCTCCGCGCCACTCGCTCACCAGGTAACTGTCGGGCCGCGCGTAGGGGAACAGACCGCGATCAGCCCAGTAACCGATCACAGTTCCAAGCGCGAGTAGCGCAGCCTTGTACAGCACAACTGGCAACTGCACGGGAGATGACCAAGCGATCACGCCAAGCAGTAGTGCGGACACAACCAGCCACGAGGTGGTACGAGGGAAACGATGAAATGCACGCATATCAAACTCCTTTTTTGAATCAACCCCACCGCCGAAAACTTGCCCACGTCGCAATCACAGACGCTCGCCCCACGCCGCTCTCCGTCGCGCGAAGGATGTCAAGCTTGTATCCAACGTTGCGCCACAACGCGAATGGGCCGATCTTTTGAACGCTGCGAAATTGGTAGCAATCGCCGCCGTCCCAGAGCAGCACCCATCCTGCTACGTCGCCCAAGCGCGGCACGCTGCCAGGCTCTGAACTCGCCAACACAATCGGGCGCTCGATCACGTCCTCGCCAAGCTCAACATCGCGCTGGCTTGCCACGTTGCGCCACGCCAGCCACACCCAGCGCGCATACCAGCCGCGCGGGTGGCCGCTCAGACCGAACAGCTTGCGGATGACGCCCCACGGCCAGCCTTTGACGTAATAGGCCACCACATCCTCGTGAGCCAAGCGCATGTCGCCATAGCGCAGCGCCTCCACGCCTGGAGGTTCCTTGCGGTCGTTGGTACAAATCCACTTGCCCGTGTCGTTGTCGTACCAGAAATACGCATCCCCGTTGGGGCTTTTGTTGTTGCGCCAATACTTGAGTTCTTCCGGCAACTCGTCCGCGTCGAACGGCAACTTACGCAGCGGGCCAAACAACACGAACGGCGCCCGCACTTTGTCCCAGAGCGTGCGCGACAGCGGTGACAGCTTGTCAGCCCGGTCAAAACACGCCATCGCCATCAACTTGTGCTCTGGCGCAATATCCAGCGCCTGCACGCGCAGCGCCACATCCACGCGCCCTTCGGCCTGCGCGAATAAAACGCCGATAACCAGCAGCGCGATCAACGCAGCCAGCGCCAGTACGATGTAGGGCAAGATCATCATGTGATTGCTCCAAGCCGCGTTCCCGTGGCGACCCATGTGATAAACGAGTTACCGACGACGGCAGCCCCGCCAGCGCCACCATTGCCGCCACCAATCACGTTAGGGGCTGCGGCACCCCACTCGCCACCTTTACCTGCGCCTGGTCCGCCATAGCCAGGGCCGTCAAACGTGCCTGGAGAACCGCTGCTGGTTCCACCGGTGTAGCCCGATCCTCCAGCCGCCGCCGTTCTGCCTGATCTCCCGCCACCGCCGCCCCCGTTGTTTGGGTATCCGCCTCCGCCACCGCCTCCTCCGCCAATCGTCCCACTGTTGGTTACAGAGATAGCCGCTTGCGCGCGCAACGCAGTGCCGCCATCTTTTCCTGGTAGGACGCTTGTGGTGTAGCCGCCGCCAGCACCACCCATCCCAATGATGTGGCCGTTGTTGACCAGCGCCAACATCGAACCGACCGGAAACGTCGCCCCGGTATCAAACGCATACTGCGCCGTGCTGTTGGCAGAAACCACGATCCCGCTGTTGATCGTCACCGTCGCGGCCAGCGGCATCACGCCGTCCCACCCCGCCGCGAGCGCGTCCGTGCGCAAGTTGTAGTTGGACGTGTCAACGCTGATCGTCTTGTTAAAGACGAACGCAGGCTGCACCATCCATGGAGCCATAAGGATCCCGCTCATGACAGTCCCGCCCCCGCAGCAATCCAGGTGTCCGTCGCAACCTTGCGCAGCGTCGCCACACCGTACCCGGCCAGCGTGCGGTTACCCGTGGTCGTTGTGCCTGCCAGCCGCAGCGTCACGCCGGCAGCGGCGGTGATCGTGATCGCGGCGAAGCCGGTGTTGGTAACCATGACTGTCGCGCCAGTTGGAAGCGCGACCGTGGCGTTGGCCGGAACCGTGACGCCAGCCGTGGTATCGATACTCTTGCCGCGATCAGTCAGCGCTAGTGTGTAAGCGGCAGACTTAACGTTGCCGTGAATATCAACAGCCCAGTCATAAAATCCGTCAACGTTATCCTGTACTTGCCCAAGCGTAAAAAACAGCGACCGCATTATTTCAGCGGTCACCCGTTGCGCCACGGTAGCACCAGCAGCAAATTCATTTTTTGTGGACTCAAATATCCCAAGACCCCGGCTTATCGCGTAAAGCGTGTTCGGCGCATTCGTAGCGTCCCTGGCGACATCCATTACTTCAAACCCGTCGTCATCCTGTACGACCACGACAAAACTATTATCAAACCCGCCGTATCCGTTGCGCTCTCCTGAATCTGGAAACCTCGATCCATCTTCTATTTGTATTTCGTTGCTAAAAGTCTCAACCGCGCTTGTCAGTTTCGTCCGCGCAAAATTACTGAACTGCCATCCCATTTCAAATCTCCTTAATCCTGAACGCAAGCTCACTCTGATCCACGCGCCCTCCCTCGGTGGTCACGTTCACCTCCACCACGTAGCGATCACCGTCCTGTCCGCCGCCAACCCACAGCTTGACGATCTGATCCGTGAAGTTGCTGCTGTCAACCGTCAGCGTGTTCCCGGCGCCAAGTGCACGGATCGTGTGCTCCACCTCCACGATCTTGTCGCGCATGGGTGAGAGCCATTCGCGGTAATCAATGTCGTAGTCCTTGAACTCGACGGGCTGTTTATCGAATCGCTCCAGGATCATCGTCGTCACCTACCCACATTCACGCCCATGCGCGGTTCTTCTGGTCGGATCACTCCGCGTACTTCCTCTGGTCGAATCACGCCATCAAACGCCGGAGGCATGTGCCGCCACATCCGTATGACCTGCGCAAACAGGTAGCTCTCGCCTTCCATCCACGCCGACGAAAACTGACCCCGCCCGTGGTAGCCAAGCAGTTCGCTGTCTCCTGCCATATCAGCGCCAATTGGTGAACCAAATCCAGGCTCGGTCAGCACATCCGACGTACCCACCATCGCGGCGCCTACGTAGACAATGCGCCCCACGGATGGCTCCGCATTCGCCTCCCCAAAAACATGCATCCGCACCTTCTTGGTGGCCCCGGCAGATGCCAGAAGCTCGGACGAACCTTGCATGAGCGACGTCACGCCGTCATCCAACACGGGCGCCGTCAAGAACGACTCACCCACCAGCTCCGCACCTACGTACACAACGCGGCGCGCGGGTGCTTGAACTTGCGCCTGGCCATCCAGCGTCGCCTCGACCTGGGCAGACAAACTTATGTGCGCTTGCGCGTCCGCCTCCCCGAAAACGGACACCCACGCTTTCTTGGTGGCGCCACCCCATGCAAGCAACTCCGCGCCCCCTTGGGCATCCGCTGAGACACTGCGGAGAGACTTGACTTGCGCCGTCAAACTGGAGTCGCCCTCCAGCAGCGCGCTGGCTTCCACGGACAGGACACCGCCGCTCGCAAGCTCCACGCTCGCAAGCTCGTGCCCCGCCAGTTCGCCGCGCCCAAAGAACACGTCAGGTCTCCATGATCTTCGTCGTCGTGCGAATGATCGGCACGGTGCCGTTCTGTATCAGCAAATCAATCGGCTGGCCTGCACTATCCAGCAACCTGCCGGACCACATCCATATACTGTTGGGGACACCTACAGCCATATGCGTGGCCGTGATAACCGGCCCAGTATCCGTGCGTTCCCCGAACGCGATCTGCGCTGCGGGCGACGCGGAATTACCCGTCACCACCCATCCCGTCCCGTCACGCGCCACGGCTACGCGGGCGTATCCCGTATAAGCCACCTCGTTATTCGACGGGTCTCCGGAAAGGAGCGGTGCATCGGTATGCAACGACACATGCAACACCGTAGCTGCGTTCGTTGCAGCGTTGGCGGCAAGCGATGCAATCGGCGTGCCGTTGAGAATAAGTTTCAGCAAAGACCCGCTGAACGGGGTTGATTTGGCAGCCATGGTGGTTTCCTTTCAAAAATCAGGTTGCGGTCGGGTCGTCGGTTGTTCCTGGCCGCGCAGGTGCAATACCCAGCGCATCGGCCATCGCCTGGTAATGCGCGCTCGCCAGCGCAGCGTTGGCGCCGTACTCGGCGTCCTTGCTCCATGCGCGGTACAGCACGTAATGGCGCAGCGCCTCTGCGTATTCGGGATGAACGGTGATGGATCCAGTGCCGTCGGCTCCAATGGGAACTGGCTTTAGCGCCAGCATCGCCACCACCTGCACGCCTTCCTGCACGGGCGGGTACACGTCAAAGCGGTGCGGCTGGCGCTGGTCTTGAATGAAATGGATCACGGCAATCTTTTGCGTGCCTGCCGTCCAGCCAGGCGCCGAAGCATCCAGCGCCGCGCGCGCCACCTGCCGGATCGCTGTCTGCCTGCCATCGGCATTGCGCAGCAACTCCAGCAGCGCAAAGCAATCATCCGGCACAGCCTGCTCCACGCCGGCAGCAAGCGCCACAACGCGCTCAACAGCCGTGGCGTCCGGCGCCTTGGTCAGAATAAAACGCTGGCCGTCGTTGACGTAACCGGACAGTTCGGCGAGAGTCCAGCGCGTGTACGACGGGACGAACTCATTGCCGACCTTTTTGCCGTCCTGCAACTCTGTTGCGGCGGCTTTGATGATCGTGAGCGCATCCATGTCAGCACCACACCTGACGCGCGCGCGGCGTCATATCGGTCACGCCGCGCCAAGCAGAAAGCCGCGCACGCGCCATGCCGTAATCGAACTGCGCCGCATACACCTGCGCCAATTGCGGATTGCTCCACGGCTGACCCGGATCGGCCATCAGCAGCGCGCACACGCCAGCGGACAGAACGCCGCTGTTTTTATCGAACACCGCATCGTCTACACCGGGAGCTTTGTCGGTAGGCTCCAGAACCACGCGGAAGCGAATCTCAGAACCTGCTGCAATGCCATCCGTCGTCTGGAACGTCAATCGTCCAGGCACCACGTGCGCACCCTGCAAATCATCCGGCGCGCGCCGCGAAAACGAAAATGGCAGCATGGGCCGCGCGCGGCCATCCACCGTCATGCGCTCCACCACCACCACCTGCGCATGCATGGGCAACTTCACGTCGTACTCGCCCGCTCCGTCCACCTTCACCGCATCCGTCCACACCGTCCAGCAGCGGCTGCTGCGGCACAACTGCTGCGCCGCGCGGATCAGCGCGCGATCCATGCGCGGCTGCGGCACGCTCGGCAGCACCGGCAGCAGATCCGTGGCAATGTCGGCGGCGGTACGCATGGCCGGTCAGATCAGGCGGCAGCCTTGCGTGTGGCAGCCTGTTTGGCGGCAGGCGCGGCCACGGGCGCTGCGGCGGCCTGTTTCGGCGCGGCTGGCGCGCCACCGTCAGACGGGTAGAAATTGCCGGTGTCCAGCAGCCTTGCCGCCAGCGCATCCGGCACGTCGGCTTCGGTTTCGCCATCGCCCGTGGGCGTGAAGGCGTAGGTTTTGCCGGCATCCGCCACGATCACCGTACCGTCTGCACGCGGCTTGATGGAACAAATCAGTTTCATATCGACCTCGAAAAAAAGCCCGGCTGAAAGTCGCCTCGCAGCCGGGTCAGCCCAGGTGAACCGGGAGGAGACAACCGTTAAACGGGACTGCGGTAAGCCACGGTCAGGCCCAGCGTGCCCGCCGTGCCGCCGGCTGCGGTGAACTTGACGGCAATCAGCCGATCCACACCTGCCTTGCGCACGGAAAGCAGCGCGACGGTCGGAGCAACCTGCACGGCAGACGCAGCGCCCACGGTCACGCCGGTGGCCCATGGCGCTCCGCCGTCGCGCACATCGGTGGAAAGATCTGTGCCGTCGGCATTCAGAATGCCGATGCTGATCGCCGCAGAACCGCCAAGGCCCGTGCTATCCACCAGCAGCGGCAGCGCCGGCGTGCAGCCCGCCGGCAGGATGCCGATCACGCCAACGTTATTCGCTGCGCTGTCGCCAGCCGTGCAGTCCTGCACAAAGCGCGGCGCCAACACAGAGACGTCATCGGAGGTAGGAACCGGACGGCGTCCGGAAATGGTGTCGTTTTGCTGTTCAAACATGATGATGATCCCCTTGCTGATCCGTTACATCAGGCCGCGACAGGCTCGGCTGCGGCGGTGTCAAGGGCGAACACGCCCATGTCCTGCTTCTTGCCGTTGATGCTGAAGGTGGCCTTCTTGACGCCAAAGATGGAGCCGGACGTAATCACGACCTGGTTCCCACGGTCGTCCATGTCCTCGTACCACTGGATGCGGTTGCCCGTTCCCGGAGAACCGAACGCGATCACGCCGGCCTGCGACCCCATGAACAGGGCGCGCGCGGCGGAAACTTTCTGCGTTGCCCCGGCGTTGTTGAAGCGGATCACATTGCGGTGGCTATGCAGCACCACATTGCGGTACATGCCCAGGCTGTTGGAGAAGATGGGCGACTTGTTGCCCACCGCCGTGGTCAGCGCCTTGTTCCAACTCAGCCACGTGTTGTCGCCGGACTCATTGCGCAGCGCCTGTTCCTGCCACGGGTGCATCACCAGCACATAGTTTTCATCGCCGCCATTCCAGCGCGTGGGCTGCAATACCGGGATATCCGTCGCGCCGCCGCCCTGCGTCTGCGCACGGGTAATCATGCGGTCGATGGCCGACAGGCTCATCGTGTCAGTGGGCGCCAGATTGTCGAACGCCGTGGCAGCCTTCCCGAAAAAGTGGTGCTCCGCGTCCGGAGGCGACAGCGGATTGATGGCGGAAATATTCGTGAACCTGTCTTTCAGGATGAAGTTTTCATTCACGCCGCGCGCGCCGGATATGTAGATGAAGCACAGTTCGTCCATGAACCGCGCCCACCAATTGCCTTGCGACAGCTTGGCCTTCTGCCGCAGATCGTGCAGCGTGCGCTTGCGCGTCATGCGCCCGCCCGTGTTCATGCCGCAACGCAACTGATCGATGTACACGGAGTCCGTGTAGAAGCGCATGGCTTCTTCCTTGCCCTCCAGCACATCGTCGCCCACGATAGGCTCCATGCGCATTTCCATCAGCAGGTCGTACTTGACTTCCTCGCCTGCGTCGCTTTCCAAATCGGTGATGATCTGGATGGGCATTTGCGACGTGTCACCCTTGCCGAAAAACTTCTGACCCCAGTACGCCTTCTGGCTGACATCCAGCCAAAGCGATGCGCTGTAGCGCTTGACTGCATTTGGGGCGTTGACCCCGATAACGGTGCGTGCCATGTGAGTGTCCTTTCCATGATGGCAATGACCTCGGCGGCACTCCTGCGCTCACCTCTCTTGAAAAGCTAGGCTGGATGTTGATCGCCTGCCTTGCGCTGCGAATTTGCGCATAGTCGGAACGAAACCGGCAAACTTATTTCCTGATGATCACGCGCCGGCGCATGAGGATCGCGCACGATGGTCATGCTGGCCGGCGCGCTCACCTCAAGGCGCGCCGCGCGACCGGCCTTGCGCAGCACCCGCACCGTCACGCAACCGCCTATTTCAATCTTCTCGCCCGGCAGCAAATCAAGCGTCAGCGCCATGGGGCGTCACACCTCGGCTGTGTAGCGCGCGTAAGCCGCAGGATTGGTTCGCATCAGATTCTCCAATGCGTTCTCCAGCTTCACGCCTTCGAGCTTGTCCAGGTGGGCGAACTCGCCAAGATCGGCTCCGTTATCCGCCGCCGGCACATTGGCAATCGACGCCGCCGCCTTCGATAAATCAGGCTTGCGCGCCGCCGCCGCATCCTTGATCGCCTGCGCAGCCTGCGCGGCAGCCGCTTGCGCATCCGGCTTGGCCGCAGCCTCGCCGGGCGCCTTGCCGGTCTTCATGAACATCAGCACGCCATGCGCCTGCCGCAGCAAATCAAGCTTGCCCTGCGCCGGTTGGGACGGATCAAGCCCACGCTCGATCATCAGAGTCTCCACCTGCTTACCAAGCGCCAGCGCCAGCTTGTTGTCCTGCGTGTAATCTGGCGCGCCATCTTGGCCCTTGATCTCGCCAGCCAGCGTCTGCATCGCCTGGTTCCATCCGTCGGCCTCGCGCTGCGCCAGTTGCGCCTGCGCCTGCTGCGCCATCTCGCGCGCGATCTCGGCACGGCTGGCCACGGCAGCCAAATCCGACTGCTCGCGCGTGAGCGCGCGCAACTGCTTGTTGTAGTCCTGCTGGTCAATCGCGCCGTCGGCCAATTGCTGATCCAGATCGAGGAACTTGCCCTCCAGCGCCTTCGCCCGGTCTTCGTAGTCCTTGGGCACCTGATACTGAAACACCGCCAGACTCTCCAGCGGAGCCTGCGCGGCAGGTTGCGCCGGCGCTGGCGCGGCAGCAGCTTGCGGCGCGGCTGCGGCAGGCTGTTGATCGGCAGGCTTTTCCAGCGCGCCGGCGGGCGCGGCAGCTTCGGTCTGCGCGGCAGCGGTCTCCTTCGCGGCAGTCGGTGCATCCGTGGCGGCTGCTGTGGGTTCGGCAGTCGCGGCAGCTTCGCCAGAGCCTGCCTCGTCCTTGTCGTCATCATCGCCGTCTGTCTGTCCCTCGCCATCCTCGGCGTTCAACTCCAGCGCCAGCGCGGCGCGCTCGTCGTCCGTGAGCAAATCCAGATGCTGGTCGCCAGCCTGCGGCTGTGCATCGGTCTGGTTCGTGGTCGTGGTGGTATCGGTGGCACTCATGCGCTCTCCTTGGGTTGGTTGAAAAAAACTCATGCCGCCGCGCCGTCGGCGGTCGGAATCTGTGAAGGTTTCTGTGCTGGCATGGCCGTCGCCGTCTGCGTCAACGCATCCACGCGCGCTGCCACCTCGTCGATGCGTTTGCCGATCTCGTCGATCTGCGCCGTCGATGCCAACCGCAACTCGGCCACCCGCACGCTGGCTTCGGCGGAAATACGCGCCGCCTCCACCCGCCCATCCGACTGCGCACGCATCGCCGCAATCTCGCCCTGCGCGCGCACCAGTTGCGCTTGCAGCCGTTCTATCTGGCTGCTCGCTTGCAGCCTGGCCTGCATCACCGCGTCCTGCACCGCCGTGGCCTGCCCTTGCGAAAGCTGGCCCTGCGCCTGCGCGGCGTGGGTCTTGGCCTCCAGTTCGGCGGCGCGCGCGTTGATCTCGCGCACCTTGGCCTGCGTCTCCTGCAATGCCAGTTGCGCCTGCTGCGCCTGCATCTGCATGGCCTGCTGCTGCTGGGCCTGCTGCGCCTGCATGGCCTGCTGCTGCTCAGGCGTGGGAGGCTGGCTCGGATCAGGCTCGCCCGTCATGCGGCGGAACTCCTGCGCGATGGCCTCATGGTTGGGCAGGTCGGAGAAGTCGAACGCCATCGTCATCATCTTCAGAGCCAGCATCGGCGGCACGTTCGGCGCCGTGGCGATCTTGTTCAGGCTGTCGAACATCACCTGCCGCAACGTTCCGGAATAGTCCTGCTCGCTCACCACGAAGTCGGCCTGGCTGGCCGTAATGTCGTCCAGGTAGCGCACCGTACCGTCGGGCTGCACCTGCGGCTGGTTGATCCTCTTCCACTCAATCGCGCCGCGCTGCCCCGTGATGCGAATCACGCGCTCCTGCGTCATGAACTGCTCGATCAGCGAAAGCTCCTTCTGCCCGCTGATCCGCGTGGAAAGACGCAGGTTGTCGAACGGCTCGGTGGTCACCACGCTGCCCTGCAACTGCCGCGCCTTGATCGCCTCGCCGCTCACTGCATTGGTCTGCCTACCCAGATTCTCGTCGGCCACGCCCGCGCTTTTCTGGATGCTCGCTGCATCCAGTTGCAGCATGTTCAACTGCGCCTGCGCGCCTTCCGAGTCGCGTCGCAACGCCAGTTCGGCGCCCTTCTTCTTGGTGATCACGCCATCGGGACGCGCAGCCTCGTCGCGCAGACTGTCCCAATCTTCGGTCGCATCCTCGTCTGCGATGATCTGGTTCGTGTTGTACAAAAACGACGCCTTGGAAGCGCGCTTGTTCAAATCCATCTGCACATCGCGCACGCGCCGGATCGTGCCATAGGGCATCCCGTCGCGCATCCGGCGGTAACACCATACCGGCGTGAGGCTGAAATCGTTGTGCCGCCACGGCGCCAGGCTCGCGGCCAGCATACCGGCCTCCACGAACACCGCCACATGCATGCGCATGGCCGTCTTGTCCACGATGCCCACGCCATGATCGGTCTGCGCCGCCTGCATCGCCACCGGGTCGAACGGCGTCACCGCCACCCCTTCCAGAGGCCCATCCTCCAGCACCTGCACCGTCACCGGATCGCGGTACTGGCACTCGTATATACGCACCACGCGCCGGCTGTGCAAATCGCCCGTACCGTCGAACATGCCCGACGCGCCAAGGTAGCGCATGCGCGCCGATTCGCCATCGACCTGCGGCATAGGCCCGCCCCAGCCGCCACGCTCGGTGTCATTCACCGCCACCGTCAGATAGTCGCTGGCAGCGCGCTCCAGCAGTTCGCGCCGCTGCGGGAACATCGCCAGCGCCACATCCAGATCAACGTCGCGCCAGCGGAACACGTAGCGGCAACCCGACAGATCGGGCGAACGAATCGCGCGGCTGTCGTGCAGCACATTGCGCCAACTTTCATGCTGCTTGTAGATCGGCTCCTTGCTCGCGTCGTCGCGCACACCGTCGTCGATCCAACTCAGCCCGCACTTGATCGCCTCCGAGAACGCCGTCGAGCGCACATACTCCGCCCGGTTCACGTCGTTCATGTACTTCATCACCTTGGTCTTCACGTCGGCAATCGCCACGTCGTCCTCGGTGCGCGGCAAAACGTTGGAGTCGATGCGCGTGCGCCGCTCGGTGCCGATCAGCCAGTCCACCATGGGCGCCACTTCGTTGTAGACCAGCGGCACCTGCCCGCGCGAGCGCACCTCGGCGGCGTCATCCGGCATCCATTGCGCGCCGTCGTACATATCGGCGTCAATCGCCATTTCCAGCCTGTTTTCCGCCTGCAACTCGCGCTCGGTCATCAGCCACGTCAACAGCCTGCGGTGCAGCGCACGCATGGCGGCGCTGTCCATGGCGTTTTCCGGCTGCTCTGGCAGCTCCTGATCCGCGTCGCGGAACAGCCCATCGCCGGGCGCCTGATGATCGGTACGGGTAAACAGAGCGGCCACGGTCAAGCTCCAAACGTCAGCCCTGCGGGCCGGTCATCGCGCACCTCGTGCCCGCCAAGGGTCTGCCCGTTGGCGCGCACCACGGCCTCGCCCATCACCACACCCTTGCCAGGCTCAGGCTCCGGCGGCATCCTGCGCAAATCCGTCAGGTGGTCGTAAATCAGCCCGCCTATGCGCGACGCCTGCCCATCCATGCCAAGCACCTCGCACGCCTTGACGGACTGTCGCGCAAGGTAGCGCGGATCATCCGCATACATCCACGCCGCCGACTCGCACACCACGAACCACGGCGCACCCCTGCGGTGCGTGGGCAGCAGCACAATCGCGCGCTCTCCGTTCACCCAAGTCAGGATCAGTGTGATGTCGCCCAACACACGCACTTTGTGCGCCTGGGCCGTGTTGATGGTCACGCTCATGGGACGCGAGCGTTGCATAGTGGGAACGAAAACTCACACAGCCAATTGAGCGTCCATCAGCGCCAAGTCACCCGCCAGCGCCTGCCTGATCCCGGCCAGCTTGATTCTGTATCCATGCCACGCCGCCGGATGGTGCCTGCGCATGTACGCCTGCCGCCCATCGTCCCACCACGCCGTGCAAGTCAGGCAATCGCTGCCGTGGTGTGCCCCCTCGTCGTACCAAGGCGCGCGCGGCAAATCGTGTTCGCGCGCGTAGGCGTCCACCCGCGCCGTGTCCCACTCAAAAATCGGGTAGTGCGCCTCGATTCCGCCGTCCACCTCGCCGCTGCGCACCGGGTGCGCCGCGTAATCCTCGCCGCGCACGCCGCGCACGATGCAGGTAATGCCGTCGGCCAGCATCCGCTGGTGCATGGGCCACATGATGTTGTTCCAGCAGCACTCGTAGCGCGTCACCAGCCGCTGCGCGCAGCCGCTCACCATCCGGCCCAGCGGCGTCGCGCACGCCGGCAGCACGTCGGTCGGGTCGCCATGATCCATGCGCCAGCGCGGAGCGTCGGTCTGAATGCGCACAGCCTTGAAGCCGAGCATGGTTTCCAAAATGGAAACAACTGCCAGCGTCTCCGGCCAGTCATCGCCCGTGTCCGTGAAGTAAACCGTCATGCGCGGCAGCAAGTGGCGCACCACGTGCAGCGCCACCACCGAGTCGCGCCCGCCGGAAAGCTGAAACGCCACGCGCTCATGGCGCTCGAAAATGCCGTCCGCGCTCATATCGCGATGGCAATCCCGCCGATGGCAGATCCAAGTCCTGCCATCCCTGCCGCATCCGCGTTCTGCCCCTGCATATACGCATTCGACTGCGTACCGTACATACTCGTCGCGTTGCTTCCCATCTGCCCGGCAGCCTGCCCGATGGCCTGGGATGGAGAAAGCATACCGCCCACCCCTGCATTGATCGCGTTCTGCCCCGCCCCCATCGTTGCCAGCCCCGCTTGCTGCCCTGCCATCGTCATCGCCGGATAACCCGCCAGCGCATTGTTGGCGCGATCCGTCAACTGCCAACCTTCCTGCCGCGCCGTATCGCGCGCCTTGTTGGCCGCGCCCGCCAGCGCCAGCCCTTGCGATGCCGCCATCTGACTGCCGAACGCCGCAAAGCGACCGTCATTGGGGTTCACCCCCGTGCGTTGCAATGCCCTCGCCTGCTGATCAGCCGCATTGGAAAACTGCTGATTCACATCCCCCGTGGCCTGCGCCGCCAGTTTGTTGGCTTCGTCCTGGGTGTTGAACCGCTGCGCGTCCTGAACGATCCTGTCCTGAATACCCGTCAACTTGTCGCGCTGACCCAAGGCAAACTGCCGGTCTTCCTGCGCCTGCTGCCATAGCTGTCCAGACTGATTGATAGCCTGCTCAAGTTGCCGTCGCTGCAACGGCGCAAGGTCTTCGCTCATCGCCATCATGCGGCTGATCGCGTCGTCCTGAATACCAAGGCTCCTGACCTGCGCGGCGATCAGCGCCGGATCTGGCGCCGGCGCGGAATTGTCCTTACCCATGTTTGGAACTCCCCAAAAAACCACGGTACGGCGCGCGCACATCGCCGCGCTCCAGCCGGTAAATCAGCACATCGCTGTCGCCGTCGGCCCTCGGCAGCAAGGCCACCGCACGCGACCCAATCCTCTCGACAAAGCGCATGCTGCGCTCGTTGCTCACACAAATACGCGCCCATGCACGCTCGCAGCCGCACACCACAAAGATGTAGCGCAGCATCGCGCCCAGCAGCGCCCGCGTCAGATCGTGCGGCGACTCAAACGCCGCATGCGCCCAGATGTTCTTGCCGTCGTACAGCTCGAACAGAAACGCCGCCACCACGCGCCCATCGCGCTCAAGCCCGATCCCGCGCATCCCCAGGCACAGCGTCGCGCCCGTGCGCGCCAGCGCAAAGCGCGCCACGCGCTCGAAATCGAAAGTGATGTTGCCGCCAGCCATGCCGCGAGCGTTGCATAGTCGGAACGAAGACCGCGCCCTGCGTTATCCACAGAAATCGTGGACTAGTCTGTGGGCAACGTTGTGGGCAAGGTTCACACCGCCCACGGTGACACGTTGCGCCGCTTGATCCTCACCGATACGCTGGCCGTTCCAGATTGCAGCAGCCCGCTGGCCCGCGCCTGCCCGAACTGCCGGAACGCATCCGCCGCATCCGACTCCGGCCCGTGAAACGGCTGATCCTTCCACGTTCCACGCCGCTCGTCCCACGCCTTGCGGTAGTTATCCAGATCGCGCAGCCCCTCGGAGCATTTCGTTTCGTCGAACCAGCACGATGCCAGCGCCTGGCGCGTCTGCTGGATGCCGTCGATCACGTAGGCAATCCTGTCCACCACCTCGAATTGGTGTCCCGGCATCAGCTCCTGCATCAACTCATGCATCGACTTGTTGCGATCCTTGGCCGTGCCCAGCCGCTTGGCATCCGCGTCATGCGGCAGATAGTGCCTGCCGTACACGTGACCCTGATCCAGCAGCCATTTGGCATAAAACGCCGGCGGCTCTCCGCTGTCCTTCATGAACCCGATGAACCTGTCCTCCACCCCCACCCGCTGATGCAGCCAGATCGCCGTGTTGTCGTTGGCCCCGATATCCCAAAACGAATTCACCGGCACGCCCGGTTCCACCGGAATATGCGGAACGATCCGGTTTTCCTGCCGCGCCTTGGACAGTTGCGCCGTGTAGTAGCAACCCTCGCGCGGCACGCGGAACGGCTCATCCGCATCGCTGGGGTATTCCTGCCACATCAACGGGCGCTCACCAGCAAAGTTCGCGCCATTGAGCGTCGCCACGTACCACGCGCGCTGCGCGTCATCCAGCGTGATATACAGCCGCGCTTCCAGTTCGTCGAAATAGGCTCGGTCGGCATCCGTGATGACCACGCCATCCGCGTCAATCCGGTACTCCGGCGCCTCCCACCACGCGAAGAAATGCAAACGGTAGTCGCGCGACGTGAGCGGTCGGCCCAGGTCGGCCACCTCCTTGGCCCGTCGCACCATGTCGTAAAACCTCCCAGACGCGCCCTCCGCCGTCGATTCCACGATCACGATCCCGCCCTCAGGAACAGCAGGGATCGAGCCGGTCACAATCTCGCGCGCCTTCTCCGGGTAGCGCGCCCCGATCTTTCCCATCTCCGACACGTGCAGCCGGTGCATCGTCCCGCCGCGCATGCTGGTCGCCACGCGGATGCTGGCCCCGTTGTGCCCGAACGAAACCTCCTCGCTGGTGCGCTGCTTGAGCGGCAATGCGGCCTTCAACTGCGCCGGCAGCCGGTCGTAGGCAAACAGAATCTTGCCCAGCAGATTGCCCGACGTCTCCTTGTCCTGAGCGATGATCCCGCACGCAATCGGCTCGCGCGAGAACAACGCCGTATCCAGCCAAAGAAGGCAAACCAGCGTGGAAAAACCCAACTGCCGCGCCTTCAGGATCAGGTTGCGAAAGTGCATCCGCGCCAGCAGCCTGCGCTGCGCCCTGTTGGGCACGAAGATTTGCACCAGCGCCCCATCCGCGTCCTCGGCCTCTCCCTTGGAAACGATCCAGTACAGATGCGACAGCCGCCAGGCCGGGTCGGACAGCCGCTCGGTCAACTCAGCAAGTTCATCCATCGCCCAGCGCCAATCCGTCCGGCCCCACCGTGCGCCCCAAAATCGCCGCCGCCAGCGCCCGCAACGAATCGGAGTGCTGCCGGTTGTCCTCGCGGTACAGGCCAAGGAACTTCGCCAGCTTCTCCTGCGCCGCGCCCTTGTCCCATAGCCGGTATTTCAGCCTGCCGTCCTTGTCCACCTCCACCGACGCCACCGCAGCAGCCATATCGTCGTCCAGTTCTCCGAGGTTTTTCAAGCCGCCATCCTTGTCCACCAGCCCGCGCGGATCGGCCAGCGCCAGCCGCAACATCTCCCGCAGCAGCCTGTTCCTGTCCACCACCACCTCGTCGGCGGCAGCCTGTTGCATCTCCTTCACCCTTGCGGAAACCTTGTGGAGGCTCATCATCCTGGATGACTCCGACCAAACCGTTTCAGGCTTCCATTCACGCGAACGCGGATACGCAATCCTGTACGCCTCGGACTGCAACCTTCCTCGCGCCACCTCCCGCGCAAACGACTCCTGCTGCGCCGTCAGTCCATGCTCGTTGATCGCACTCATGGCTGCCCCAACTGCGCCAATCGCTGGCGTATACGCTCGCGCGCCGTGTGCAAGTTTGCCCGTCCATGAGGACGCTCCATCCGCTTGTCCAACAAGCTTGCCAGCGCCTGCAACTCGCGCACCTCGTTCTTGCTTCCTTCGCCCGGCATACGCAGCGTCGCGCGCAGCCCATTGGCGCGCTGCGCAGGAGGCTTCGCGTTGCGGCTGAAATTCGGAAAAGGCCACGGCGGTCGCTGCATCACCTCACCTCCATCTCCAAAAATTCCTGCTGCCCGACACTCGTAATTCGATAGCGCAGATAGCGCGCTGAACGTGGGTCGTCGCCCTTTTCAATCCATCCCAAATCGAGCAAAAACCCAAGCGCCCACGTCAGCGCCTTTGGGTGCAGAACGCTATCGGCAAGCTCCGCACGCGAAAACCAATGCCTTGGCTTGCCAGCCAGCAGTGCGATCACCTGCGCCGGGCACGAAGTCGCCGACATAGATCCGCGCGGCTTCGGATTCACGCGACCTCCGCTCATGCGTGCACCTCACACACCCGCAACAGCACGCCGCCCAGCACCATCCGGTCACCAGGACGCACCAACAGCGGCGTAACGTGCCGGCCCTCGATCACCATCCGCACCGGCGACCAGTTACCGCGACCCACTGGTTTGAGAACCACCATCAAGCCGCCTCCTCCAGCGCCATCTGCGGCTGCCCACAATCCACATCGGCCACCACGTCAATGCGCACATGCACACACGGCGTATGGCCGTAGCGCTTTGTCGCCAGCAACTCGATCACCTGCGCATCGTCGCGCCAGACCACGCCATTGCAGCCATCCTTGATCGCTTTCACAAGGTTGTCCAGATCGGGTCGCGAAGTCGGAACCACCGTGCCAAGTCCGGCGGCCTGCTGGCGCTTTCTGCTCCAACTTCCTGGAATGCGCATCGCCGCGCGCACCACAAGCGCCACCGGCCCGGCCAGCGGATCGCGCCCGGCCATCGCCTGCCGCGCCATCGTGCGCACCGTGTTTTCGTAAGCCACCGTATTGGATGGCGTGTAGTGCGCCACATGGCCGTTGCGTATAAACGCCCGCGCCCGGCCCTTGGCCACCGGATCGCCCGGAACGGTAAACACGATCTCGCTCACAGCAACCCCCGCTCATGCGCAAAGTGCACCTCACTCCAACTCAACGCCGTTTCTCCGGGATACGGCTCACGCACGCCAAAATCGCGTCCCGGCCATGGGCTCCCGGAAAGCGCGCTATCGCAGCAAGCATCGTTTCCTGCCTCGTCCTCGATGGCCGCGCCGACGCCACAAGCCTGGCGCAACACCCAACGCACGTCATACACACCGCACCGCTGGCCGGATTGCTGGTTGCCGCCTCGCACGCCTTGCATGTCACGCAGTCTCCATCAGTTCCGCGAACTCGTCCGCGCGCTCCGGCTCATGGTGGAGCTGCACGGCCTCGCGCACACGCTGCATCAAAAACCGCTCCAGCCGATTCCCCCATTGCGCGTAGGTCTCCATCCCCAAACCGCGATCCGTACCATCCGACCTGCGCAGCGGTCCCGGCTTGAGCTGCGCGGCCCACGTTCCAGCCAGCGGCTTGAGCCGGCCCCACGCGGCGCGGAACGCATCGTGCAGCGCATTGGGATCGGTCGCCATCGTCCCGTTCAGCGCGACGCGCGCTGCGTTGATCTCGCTGCTCACGCAATCCCAATCGCGCATCACGCAGGTGATCCGCGGAATCGCATGCGCCGGCGCGCCGTAATGCCATGCGCAACAGCCCGCCGCGTTCGTGTTGCCCGTGAAAAGCGTGCCAGGCATCGGGCATTGATCGGCAAAGCAGGAGTACGTCCGTCGCATCGGCGACGCGCCGGATGGAGCATCGCTGTAACCATCGAAAACAGGCCCGGATCGGCGCTTTGTGCTGGTGGTCATTGCGCGTACTTCCCTTCGATGACCTTGGCGAAGTTCTCGGCCTTGAGCAGCCACGGAAGGTCAGGCTCCCACGACGATCCGTTGCCGCGCGGTATCCCGTTGGCCAGCGCCGGGCACGTCGCCACGTAGCGGAAAAACCGCGTCCAAAACGCAATGCCATCCTCGACCGTTGCGTAGCCCTTGCCGAACGCGCTTGGCTTGGCGCATTGGCGCCATCGGGCGCGCATCGCATCGGCCCGTGCGCCATCCCAAACCCTAGGCTGCACAAGCTGCGGCAGGTGCTCCGCGTACAGCGCCAGCAGCCGGTCGTGCGGGCATTGCGGAATCGCATCGGGCTTGGACTGCGCCTCGTTCTCCAGGCAAAAATCGCCATCGGCTGGCGCTGTCGTGTCGCCCGGCGGCGAAGCCGCTGGCGACGAGCAATGCGAAGCATTGCTTGAATCCTGTATTTGGGTATGGTGTCTGGTGTCTGGTGTCTGGGGACGGGCGCGCGGTGCATTGCCTTCGCATCCGTGTTGCATTGCGTTTTCCATGCTTGGCGGATGCGTTCGCATGTCCGTAGCATCTGGTTTTTCAATGCTTGGATCATGCGTTCGCATATGCTTGGGCGATGCGTTCGCATTGCCTTCGCATCCAGTTTGCACCGCGTTCCAGCGCGCATCCGCACTGCGTTTTGCCTTGGCCTGCTTGTCCCTGAACCGTGCAATCTCGTCGTCGCAACGATGCTGGTGGTATCCGTCATCACGCAACTCGAAGAACTCGCCAAGCAGCGTTGCCACGGCGGCGCGCTCGTCCCTTGCACGCGCACGCACCCTGCGTTCGATGGCCTTCACGTCGGACGGCAAAGGCAACTCCGACGCCATGTACCAGCGGATCATCCGGCTGTAAATACCGTCCTCGCACGCCGTCAGGTGCGCCGTGGCCTGGTCATAGTCGCCAATGTGGTGCTCGTAGTAGTTCATGACACCGACCTTCCGCAGACCGTCCTGCCACTGTCCGACACGCGACACACCGAAGCGATGCGCCGTTCCATCACCATACGAACATGATCCAGCCCAAACACATCGCAACTGACCAGCGTCTCCAGATACTCGCTCTCGGAGTTGAAACCGGCGTCCATCCACTTTCGGCGCACCGCCTCCTTCATTTCGTCGGACACACGCATCTCCATCCTGGCTGTCTTCTTGCCGCCGACGATGGAGCGGCTGAACATGGCGGGTTGGTTCATGGTTCACCTGATCAAAAAAAACCCATCCACGCCGCCCGCGCCCAAGGTCTTGCCGAGGGAGCCATGTCGTGTGCGAGCGCGAGCGCGGCGAACAGTCGCTGCGGCTGGGCGCGGTGGGGAAAAGAAATGGGGCGCCCGACCTTGCCGGCATACGATGGAGACCGCGAAATAACCAACACCGGAAAGGACGGGCATGAACAACGGAATAGAAGTCGTCAAGGGACGACTTATGGCCATGCAGGCATTTGCGTGGGTCATCGCGGAGACCCTTCCGGCCACACAGGCCGAACGCGCCGCCAACCTTTTGAGTCTGGCGACCGAACAACTGAACGCACGAATGCTTGCCGAGCCGCTTTCAGACGAAGCAGCAGCCGCGTTCCAAAACGAGGCGTCCATGCTGGCTGCCGTTCTCCAGAAGCCGCGAGCCTGATCCCGCTTGCATCGACGATCCAGCGGTCGGTTCCGTCTTTGGGTGCATCACACGTCATGGTCGCGTCACTCCCAAATCGCCAGCAGCCATGCCGCAAACGCGGCGACCACGCCGGAAACCAGCGCCCAAGCAAAATCGTCGGCAGCCTCGCGCGCGCTCACCGCTGCGCGCGGCCACCTCAGGAACATGCCAAGGCGCATAAGCCGCAGCACCAGCGAGAGTGCGAACACGGCAAACGTGAGAACGGCGAGCGTGTGGATGGACATTTACGCGGCCTCACGAAATTTGGCGCCTGCCCGCATACGCAGCACAATGGAAGCTCCACCAACCGCGGCCACGAAAGGGGCAGGCATGAACAAACCAACCGAACTGGATCTGCTACAGCGCATCGCAGACAGCCTCGCGCGCAACAACCGCATGCTGTTCATACTTCTTTCTCCAGAGCAGAAGCAAGAATTTCAGCGCCAGGAGGCGCTGGAACTTGCAAGAAAGACAACACAAGCGCAGCATCAGCGATAAGCTCACGAGCGGTACCACCACCACTGATCTTTGCCAACTCCAGCGCCGTTTCCAGCGCCAGCGCGCGGCAGTTGCGCTCATCTGCATGGCGCTGCTCGATCAAGCGCGCGGCCTCGTATACGGGGGAATCAAACATTGGGCACCTCCTGCTGCGCCATCTCGTTCGCAGCTCCGTTGGCGGCGCGGGCCGCTTTCCTAGAATGCAAATTCCTCAACTCGCATCCTTTGGAAAGGGCCTTTGCCATGAAACCGCAAACCCATTTGCAATCACGCAAACTCACGCTGGAAGACGCGCAAGGCGACGCATGGAAAGCGTCGCTGGAATACACCATCAACGTGGACGAGCACATCACGATGCAACTCCTTCTTCCGAAGAAGGATCTTGTGGAACACGGAAGTCAGGCGACCATAAAACGCATCGAACTAGCGCTGCTTCAGCGGCTGAAAGAGGTTGTCGATGACATTGCGATCGTCCAATACGGCAAACCCGCCTGACGACAACTCCATCGTCATCGCGGAACTCTTTTTCTACCGATCCGCAGACCTTGCAAGCTCCGCTTGGTGCGGTGTCATCCGGTGGCACCGTGCTCGGCTGCTTCGCCTCTTGCTGCACCGCGTCCGCCGCCGCCAACAGATTGGCGACGTGGTGAAAGCGCTTGGATTCACGTTCGTAGCTCATCACACCACCCCACTTTCTGCAATCTCTGTTTCCGTGGCGAGCGATGCGGCGAGTTCAATCCATCTTTCACCCAACCCATGAGGTTCACCCATGAATGAAGAACTGATGAAAGACCTGCACACCATGTTGGGCAGGCTCAATGGCATCCATGCGGCGGTCGTACTCATTGCTCAACGCCTCCCGCCTGATTGCGCCCGCGCCGCCGCCAAAGACTTGAGAGCATCCGAAGACCCCATCGAAGCAGGCGCGCTGGCATCGCCAATACCAGATGTGCAACTAAACGAATTCCGGCGCGTTCGCAACGAGATTGCGCACCAGCTTGAATGGGCGGCAGCCCAAAGCCGGTAACGCCTCCACCGTTGGAGTCGATCAAAAGATGGCGATCCGCATACAGCCTGTTGCGCGTCATGCTGCAACTCCTTGTGCAATCTCTGTTTCCGTGGCGAGCGATGCGGCGAGTTCGGGCCAGATCAAGTGCCAATCGTCGGGGCGCAGGTCTTTGCGGCTGATGCGGCCCTCGTTCATCTGCTCCAAGGTTGGGCAATATTCGGCGGGAAGCCTCCGTTTGCCATCTCGATAGAAGCACACTGCCTGAACGGTGCACCCGAGACGCGCAGCAACCTTGGACGGCCCACCGGCACCTTGTATGGCTTCTTGTACTTTGCTCATACGCGAAATTCTACAGTTGTAGAAAAACAAAGTCAACAACTGTATTTGCGCATCGTTCTACATATGTTTAATCTTTGACCATGGCTCTAGGCGCACGCATCAGGCACTACAGGATCAAGGCGAAGCTCACCTTGGAACAACTATCCGACCTGTCAAAGGTTGAGGTTGGGACCATCAATGCCCTTGAGAACCGTGACAGCAAGAGGTCTCAGTACGCGAGCGCGATTGCTGCCGCGCTTGGGTTGACGGTTGAGATGATCGAGGACGGGACGAAGGACTACGATGTGCTGACCTTCAGCAGCGAAGAGTTGGCCGAGCGCGAATGGGCCAGAGTGGAAAAAAAAGGAAATCCGTCATCGCAAGCAAGCGAACCAGACGACGACGAAGTACGCATTCGACAGTACGACACAGGAGGCAAGATGGGGAGCAGCGGACTTGTGTTGCGCGATCAGCCAGGCGTCATCCGAGAGTGGTCGGTCAACTCCGAGTGGTTGCGCCACAATGTCCATCGGATCACCTCGGCGGCCAACCTTGCCATCGTCACCGGATTCGGCGACAGCATGAAACCCCTCTTCAACTCAGGCGACCCGCTGCTTGTGGACACAGGCCGGCGCCGCGCCGACGTGGACGGCATCTACTTCTTCCGCGTGGGCGACGAAGGCTTCATCAAGCGCCTGCAACGCATCCCAACGGCCAAAGGCGTGGTTCTGCGCGCCAAGTCAGAAAACACGCACTACGACCCCTTCGACATCACGCAAGACATGGACTTTGAAGTGCTTGGATGGGTAGTCAAGGTGTGGCGTGGTGAGGATTTTTGAAAAAAATCATGTGGTCATAACAATGGCATCAATAAAATTATTGTGCGAAGCTGGTGAATGGATTGACAAGCCAATTACATCAATACAAACAACAAGTCTTGGGTGGATAAGAAAAAAACTTTTGCTGCGCGGATCAATTATAAAAGGCGAAGACGCTCGTAAAGGTCCAGAAATATATTGGTTCGGAATTTACTGCCCAACAATAATAGGATACGTTCGCGGAATAATTTACAAGGTTGCAATTACAGTCACTGCGATCCGTGGAAGCCCATATGGTTTTTTTGAGTTTGTTTCAGACGAAATATCAGACACTCTAGACATAAAGCCTACTGATTCACAAAACGGAATCATGATTTGGGACGCAGAAGATGGAAATGTTGTATTGCAAGAGATTTTTAATGATTCATTACCAACTGTTATGATATTCATCACATCAAATACAATACCATGATATACCGTGCAGTATTGTGGATTGTTCTTGTGACATGGTTAATTGCACCAATGTTTGCTGGAACATTTGACGCAAAAAAAGCAATTGAAATAACAGGCGACATAAATTCGTATGCACGATATATTCTTGCAATGGTAGGGTGGTTTTATGTTGCGACCATGATTTATATTTATGGAATAGAAAAAAACAACACAGACAAGGAGCGTGTAGCGCAACATTTCGGAGCATTGATGTTATGTTGCATGTTTGCAATTATTGCAGCCATAATATGTTTTGAGAGATAGATATGCCTGTCAGCGCCCTGCATTTCATCTATCTTGACCGCCGCGTTCTTCATGATCCGCAGTGGAATCATCTTCATCGCTTTTTGCATCCTCGATCGCACGCTGAAGAAGGCGACGCTCTAATGGTGGGTGCAGGCCTGGATATAAGCCACCCGCAGCTTCTGTCAATTCGTGCAATCGAGTGGGAGCATCACACGGGTAGCCGAGTTGTCCTTTTGCATCACGCCCTTGTTGCCTCAATACTTGAGGTGGCGTCCCGTAAATCCCAGTTTGGATTCGTGGATCTAAATGACGCCCGTGCAATATTAAAGGATCAGTCATAGTCATTCACCCAGTATAAACAAGAGAAAGCACCACCATGAAAACAGCCGCAATTGTCGCAGCAACCGTATCCGCCATCCTGCTCATCACCCCGCTTGCCAACGCTCGCGGCAAAGGATCCGGCACGGCCACAAGCACCTACAAAGCCAGCGGCGGCAACCATACCGTGCGCGGCCACGTGCGCAAAGACGGTGCCTACGTACCGCCCCACCACACCACCAATCCCAACGACACCAAGAGCGATAACTGGTCAAGCAAAGGCAACGTCAACCCCTACACCGGAAAGCAAGGCACGGTTGATCCGTATAGGCCGAACAGCAATTTGAAGTAAAGCCATGAAGCCAGAAACCGATGAAGGATGGAAACTGCTGGCGACAGAGTACGCGTTTCAAACAGCCATCAGCATCATCATTCAGCTATTCGGGCATCGTGCCGAAGGGCTTCAAATAAATGCTGCAAGGGTTGAATCGAGTATAGAAACGCTTCGCACTCAGGTGAAAGCAGCGAAGCAGATTTTTTTCCATGATGTGCCTGAGCGCATGCAATGGAAATGCTCCGTACCGTTTCAGATTCTTGAGAACGTGCTTGGCGTGCTTGAGACAGCGCACCCAGAAGCAACCTTGCGCGATCTGACGCATGAGTTGCTGACGTTGGGTTTGCTGATGCAGCCCAAGCCGCCGCCACCAAGCGAGCGAACAGCCTAAGCCTGCACGCAATCTTCATACGCCACCAGCTCTCCGAGCGAGGGCTTTTTTGCGTTGGTGTATCCACAGTCACATCCGTCTCCAACCCGCAATCTCATCGCGCACGACCCTATGCCCTGCGCAAACGCCGCATACTCCTCGCCGCCCATCAGCAAGCGCAACTGATCGCGCCCCTTCTCAAGCAGCCGCGCGTCTTCCACATCAAAACCGGCCTCGCGCGCCAGCCGCACCATCTCATCCACGCTGCGCACCACGGCGCCAGCCGCATTCCATGCTGCATGATTCGCGCCGCCGACATCGGCCAGGTCGTGAATGAAAACCAGCCCGCCCGGTCGCAACACGCGCCGCGCCTCGCCCAACATGGCGCGCCAGTCATCGCACTGCGAGGCCGAGTAGCTGTACAACACCACGTCCGCGCAGGCATCCGGCAGCGGCATGGCGCAAAAATCGGCCTGCACGCGCTCCATGTCGGTGGGGCACAAATCAAGCTGGGCGGCTGATAGATTCACCAGCACAAAGCGCAGGTCAGGCCGCCGCTGGTGCATCAGCCGCGCCGTCTCTCCAATGCCGCAACCTGCATCAACCACCACCGCGCCCACGGGCGGCGCCATCAACTCCAGCAGTCTGGCAGCGTGCGCGGCATCGTCGGCGCCCGTCAAAAACGCCTGAAACTGCCGCACCCCGGCGGCCATCACCACGGGCGTCGCGGCTTCGATGGCGGCGATGTTGATCACCTGAAAGCCTCGACCAACGCATGGATGAGATTGGGGGCGCCATATGAACATCACTTGAACGCCTTCACAAGCGCGGCTACGCCGTACATGGCAAACACGAACACCGCAGCGTAGTACATCCTGCGCAATGTGACGCTTTCCTTGAACAGTTCGAGGGCTTTCACAAACCATTCTCCAAGGTTAAAATTCATTGGTGTTCTTCCTCAATGC